GTGGTGGTCAGGGTCAAGGTAATCCCCCACCATCGGGTGGGAAGCAATCTAACGATGGTGATGGTAACGAAGTCTTTGGTGATGAAGATACGATCACAGTCAACGGCAAGACCTATGACATCTCTCAGTCAGACGAGCATGACTTCATCGGCAAAGAGTTGTCACCTGAGGAAGCCAAGGATGTAATGGATGGCATCGACAAAGCGTTGCGTGAAGGCGGGATGCTTGCAGGTCGTATGGGCGCAAAGATTCCTAGAGTTATCTCTGACTTGTTGGAACCCAAGATTGATTGGCGTGATGCGTTGCGTGAGTTTGTATCTGCGTCAACCAAGGGTAACGATGAGTTCACATGGCGTCGCATGAACAAGCGTCAGATGGCTAATGACATCTACTTGCCAAGCGTGATCAACGAGAGCATTGGTGAGATCATCGTAGCCATTGACACATCAGGCTCGATAGGCAGTGCAGAGATAACCGAGTTCGCTACCGAACTGGTTTCAATTTGCGAGGTCTGTCAGCCCGAAGCGGTGCGTGTTCTTTGGTGGGATACCGTTGTGCATGGCGAACAAATCTTTCGGGACAACTACAACGATATTGCCAAGTTGCTCAAACCACTAGGCGGTGGCGGAACTCACGTCTCATGCGTCAGTGACTACGTAGTTAAGAACAAACTCAAAGCCGAGTGTGTTCTCGTGTTCACTGACGGGTATGTAGAGAACGACATCAACTGGAAGATTACTGACCCAACCTTGTGGATGGTTACTCAGCGCCGCGACTTTGAACCGCCTGTCGGCAAGAAGGTTATGTTCGGAGATGAATGAACTGTGGCTGAACTTTACCGCAGGCGCATACGCACTAGCAGAAGTAAGGGGAGAAGAGAAGATGAAACACCGCTACGTTGATGAGATAGCAAGAAGTCTCTTGGAACATTTCCCAAACTCTGCGCATCTATATGCGTTGGAACAAGTGAACACAGTCGGTGAATTACAGGTCGATATGTGGCGACAAGTGTTAGCTGAATTAGACAAACTGGAGGCTAAGAATGGAGGAAGAGTGGAAGGAGATATCTCTAGACGAGAAGGAGAACCGCATGAGGCTCAACAGGAATTGCGCGATGCGGATGATGGTAACGCATGGAAGCCAAGCACATCTAGTGGCGTTGATGAATCTGCACTATGAGGAAGCAGGCGCAGGCAGAAGCAACATCGATTGGCGTGAAGTACTGAAACAAATGGATGAATTAAAAGGAGAAAACAAATGCAAGGACTGAATTACACAAGACTCAATAGCATCTCAAATAGCGTCTCACCCTATCGTGGGACTGTAAATAGATTCCCTATTGGTAGTCGCAAGCAGAACACCAAATACTTTCTTGTGCGAGAGGATGAGGGACAACGCGTGTTCGACATCGTACATGGTAGCCACTGGAAGCATTTACCTTTGACGAAGGCAGAGCATGACGAACATGCCAAGCAAGGCTCAACCAAACTGCGTAGTTATCAACACGGAGATGGTACTTGGGAATACTATCGCTTTGAAGTGTATCCAGACATACTTGGCGTTGTGCGACCAGACAATACGTTTGAGTTCACTAGCGAAAGCTATGGTCAGGGTAATCGAGGCATCTTGTCTACCTATGGTCATGGTGAGTTATCTACTAACTCACGCATGGGTGGGATGATATGGACAGGAAGACTTAATGGCAATGGCGAGCGTGGTGCGTACCCGATCTACAAAGGCATGCGTGTCAACTGTGAAACTATGCAACCAACTAAGCCAATCACAGTCATTGGTAGGAAGGTCGATCGCAAGGTAGGCAAAGACTTACTCGCTGGCTATGCAGACTTCTATGCCACGACCGAGGTTATGACCAAGGCGATGGACTACGAGGTGTTTGTCAAAACACTGCTTGAGGTAATGAATGATCACATACCTAACAATGACTTTTACCTAGACCACAAGGTGTACACATCGGTAGCAGATAAATTGATTGATACCGCACCGCTTGATTCGGCAATGCTCTACATCTTTGCGTGGGACATTGGCAATATGCGTTGGAACTTGCGTAGGTTCTCTGACTCACAGATGAGTAGGTATAGCGCGCATGAGGACACACCGCACACGATGTTCTTGAATCTCAAGCGCAGACTGAACAAGGAGATATACAAAGCGAACGAGACAGTGTTCAAGAAGGTTGAGTATGTTAATGGAGAGATGTATCCGCCTAGCGAGTGGGGCTACACAGTCATGGTTGATGGACAGGAGGTAAAGCAATATGACTAATACGATTCGAGTGGAGGTGAAAGATGTATATGGGACATTGAAGTACTACCCCCTATGCGAGAAGGCACAACTGTTTGCAGACATAGCAGGGACTAAGACTCTCACGCTACATGCAATCAAAAAAATCGAGGCGTTGGGATACTCAATCAACGCAACGGCACGAGCAATAGATTTTTAAGGAGATTCGTATGACATACACATTTAGCAGATATTTTCTTGATGGGTTCGGCACAGAGGAACAACTGAACGAGTTGCTTCACTCAGATGTTCTCCCACTGGTGCGTGAGTTGCAATTCAAGTATGGCTTGAAGGTCATGGGTAAGGTAATGAATGTAGGCTATCCGCAAGAAGATAAAGATTCTTACATGATGTGTCACCCCAATGGGCTGGCAGTGTGTAAGGTATGGACAACAAGTTTGGGTGGCGCTAACAATGATCAGATAGAGTATTGTTTCCGCACACCTTTCTATGCCAAGTCTCGTGGCTCAGATCAATCTGATAGAGAGACTATCCGTAGTACAAAACTTTCTTCATTGATGGCGGTACTAAAGCGTCAAGCTGCTGTGCGCAGTAAGAAAGACATTATGGATAACAAAATCAAGATGGTCAGGAGTGGTGTTCACGCCCTGCGTCAGTCGATGGGTAATAGCGATAAGCAGAACTCTTTTACGCCTGACGAGATTCATGCGATGTTGGCAACCTTACTAGGGGAAAGTACCAATGGTCTTTCTGTACCATTAGACCTAAATAAATGTAAAAATACACTTGACATTTACAAAGAAGCTGATAAGATACGAGATATAAAGAGAGAAGAGTCCAAGCGGTTCTTTAAGAATCCTTTCTATCTCATTGGCATAGACGACTACAAGCACTTACTCATAGGCAAATTCAAGATGACTGTATTGCATAGTGATACGAGCAAGATGGAGTACGAGATCATTGAAGACTTCAAGCGAGTCAGAACGATCGAGGAGTATCCCGAACTAGTGCCGTTGATGACGATGATGAAAGTCTCTTACGAAACTAAAGAGGTGCGCAGGCTTGGTACATTGAACTTCCCAATCATGGACAAGTATGACGAGGGTCTTGATGCAGTATTCTTTTATAGCGGTCAACCCACGAACTACGAACACTCATGGATGGCTACCCCATGCCCCATCTGATTGGGGAACTGAGTCCTGTGGTTCACCCCAAGAATTGGGATTTGATTCGTGTCCCTGTTCGCAAGGTAGACGATCAGTACATTGTGTATGTGGCTGATGGGTTTCATCGCATATACACCGATGACACTTTGCCTGATGTGTTGAAGTCTAAGTTTGCAATGATTAACGCTAATGGAGAAAAGTTTTTGTTTGATTCAAAAATACTTAGACTGACACTCTACACAAACACACACGCCCCCGAACTCGACGAAGTTGGGTGGAGGGCAAGCGAGACCTACTACTGTCTAGTCGTAGATCGACCAACTTTAGAGTCACTGAAGGGTGGGATACAAAATGACGCCTGAGGGTACAGTTAAGAAGAAGATCAAAGATATTCTTCACGCAAAGGGAGCCTACTTCACTATGCCCATCGGTACTGGCTATGGTTCGGCAGGTGTCCCTGACTTTGTGATTTGTTACAAGGGGAGGTTCATCGGGGTGGAAGCGAAAGCAAACGGCAACAAGCCTACTGCCCTACAAGAGAAACATATGTCAGCCATTCGTGGACATGGTGGGTTCACCCTTGTCATTGATGAGACTAACATTGATGCGCTAACGCGCCTACTGGAACAGTTATGAATGAGGAAGATCGTAGCAATCTGCGTGACCTACACGCTGGTTTTGCGTTAGTTGGTTTAATCATGAGAGGAGGATTGTCAGACCAAATAACTCAGACTGCGTATGAGATCGCAGATGCTATGCAAGAAGCACGAGACCAACATAGGGTTGGAATCGTATCCGTTAAACGCCAAACCAAAAAGGAGAAGGCAAATGAAAACTAATCGTTTACTGCAAGTGCGCAAGATGTTGGAACTCAATCCCAAGATCAAGACCGCAGAAGTTATGTCCAAACTAGGTGTAGCCAAGTCATACGCCTATGTGTTGATGAGCAAGGCGAGGAAACTCAACAAAGAGTCTAAGCCACAAGGCAAGCTACTCTATCGCTTAACAGGCACACAAGCGATATTCGCGGAGAAGAATGGTATCCCGCTTGAGGACTACGCTAAAGATCATGGCGAGATCGTGGGTGTCAAACCTGACCCAGTGAATCACCCTGCGCACTACACGACAGGTGGTATCGAGACAATCGATTTCATCGAGGCGAAGAAGCTTGGGTACAACTTGGGTAATGTCGTGAAATACATTACTAGGTCAGGACTCAAGGGTAATCAGTTAGAAGACCTGCGCAAAGCGCAATGGTATCTTTCTCGTGAAATTGCCACACTGAAGTAAAGCCCGAAGGCATGGTTCGCCATGCCTTTTTTGTATCTGTACTTTTTGTTAGATAGCGACCCATGACTCAGTGGGATGCTATTTAGAGACCAGTTACTAAGGAGAGAAAATTGCCAAGACCCAAACCCCCTGCGCCTCTTATTGGAAGGCAGGTACGCATGACTGACAAGCAATGGTTAATCCTTAACCAGCTTGGTGGTGCGGAATGGTTGCGAACACTCTTAGAGAAGAAAGCGCCATTCCCTGCGTCGTACTACAAAAAACTTTTAGAGAAACCAAATGTCACTGATAACGATTGACTTTGAGACTTACTACGATAGCAAGATCAAGCTAGGCTTTAAGCATCAGACCACTGAGGAATACATACGCGACAAGCGTTTTGAAGTTATCGGTGTGGGCGTGAAGGTAGATGAGCAACCGACTGTCTGGGTATCAGGCGGTAAGGATAAGCTAAAAGAATTCTTAGCGTCGTTTGATTGGGGCAGCAGCGCGCTTCTGTGCCACAACACCCTCTTCGATGGAGCAATTCTTAGTTGGGTCTACGGCATCACGCCCGCGTTCATGTTCGACACTCTATGTATGGCGAGAGCAATTCATGGCGTTGAGGCAGGTGGCTCACTCAAGGCGTTGGCTGACCGCTACGAGATCGGAGTTAAGGGCGAGGAAGTAATTGCCGCTGAAGGTAAGGCTAGGCTCGACTTCAACAAAGAAGAACTCGAGCGATACGGAGAGTACTGCAAGAACGACGTTGACCTAACCCTCAAGCTATTCAAGATATTGTCGAGCGCGTTCCCTGAGAACGAGATGAAGCTTATCGACATGACTCTGCGGATGTTCACGCACCCTGTGTTCTTTGTTGATGATGCACTACTGCAAGAGCGCTACGATGAACTCAAGGAGGAGAAAGAGCAACTGCTTGAAGGCTTGATGGAGAGGTTAAAATGTGAGACCGCAGAGGCGGTGCGTAAACGATTAGCCAGTAATAAACAGTTTGCTGAAGTGTTAGTCGAGCGCGGGGTTGAAGTCCCCATGAAAGAAAGCAAGACAACAGGCAAGCAGACCTATGCGTTGGCAAAGAACGACGAAGGCTTCTTAAAACTCACAGAACATGATGACCCATTTATCCAACAGCTATGCGCGGTGCGACTCGGCACAAAATCTACCATCGAAGAATCAAGGATTGAGAGATTCATTGATGTTGGCAAACGTAACAAAGGACGCCTACCAATCCCACTCAAATACTACGGAGCGCATACTGGTCGCTGGGCAGGAAGTGATAAGGTTAACTTCCAAAATCTACCAAGTAGAGATAAGAAAAAGAAAGCCCTCAAGAATGCAGTCGTAGCGCCCGACGACCATATCGTTATCAACTGTGACTCGTCTCAAATCGAGGCGCGTGTCCTTGTTTGGCTGGCAGGGCAGGATGATGTGGTTGAGCAGTTCCGCAGGGGAGAGGATGTCTATTCGCTCTTTGCAACCAAGATATATGATCGTCCAATCTCCAAAGAGAATCCAGTAGAACGCTTTGTGGGTAAGACCTGCATCTTGGGTCTAGGCTACGGGACTGGGGCATTAAAGTTACAGCACACGCTCAAGACAACTCCACCTGGTGCGATCGTTACTGAGGAAGAGGCTAAGAACTATGTTGATACATACCGAGACGCCAACGATAAAGTGATTGATCTGTGGAGAGAAGGCGACAAGGTGATCGCTGACCTAGCCAACTGGGATGACAAGATCAAGCCTTACTACTATGGCAATCACAAGTGCCTCAAGATCACAAAAAATGGCGTCGGTTTGCCTAATGGTCTTTCTATCCGATACCCCGACCTCAAGCTCAACACTGAAGAATCTAAATCTAGATACGAATACAAGTCACGCAAGGGCCCCGTGTCACTGTGGGGTGGGTCGCTAGTTGAGAACGTAGTTCAAGCGTTGGCGCGAATCATTGTGGGAGAGCAGATGATCAAGATCAACGAGAAGTATCGCGTTGCGCTGACTGTCCATGATGCGGCAGTGATCGTGGTTCCCGAAGCGGAGAAAGATGAGGCGCTTGCATATATCGTCGAGTGCATGTCTACGCCACCCGAATGGGCTAGGGGTTTACCCGTAACTTGCGAAGCAAAGTACGCACAGACCTATGGCGAATGTTAATATGTAAAATAAAAGGAGACTTATGATAGAGAAAATGGTAGAATTATATAAGCGGGTAATGCGTCGCGTCACACTGGTAGAGATCACCCAAGAGGAGTTGCGTATGGCACAGTTAGAGAAACTCAAAGCTGAATCAGCGGCAGACTATGCCAAGAGCGTAGTGGCGTACAACGAGGCAAGGATTGCTAGATTGCACAAGCGCATCTCTGAGTACAAGGCGGAGGAAGTATGAGAGGCACTGGATTTGGAAATGTTCTTGCAGGCAACATTGCGGCTCTAAGGGGACAACAAAAAAACGAAAAGTATATGAATCAAAAATGGAAAATGTGTTGGAAATGCCAAAAAGACAAGAACCCTAGTGGTGGATTTCTCCGAATAACTACGGGTTTACACAAATTTATTTGCAAGGATTGCATGGACGCCAAGCAAGAGGAGAAGTCATGACTTGGCCTTTCCCTCCGTTCCCAAATCCCAAAGACACGGGCAACCGAGTCCCCAAGTTTAACCCTGACAACCATGAGGATGCACCGCGATGAGAAACGATGATGATGTCAACCAGCAATATGTTGTCAATAATTTTGCGTACACACTTAAAGAACTTGTTCGTAATCAAACATTAGAAGAAGTAGCACGCGAGATCGACAAGATGAAAGCCTTTGAGAAGGACACTATGGCAAGTTTCGCGGCATACATCAGGGGGATGAAGCGATGAGCAAGAAGGTTAGCGAACGAAACATCCGTCTGGTTATCGCCATGATGCGTTCAATGGCAAGTTGCAAGCCAATCAGCCCATTCCATTTGGAAGCCGCAAAAGACATGGAGGCTATGCTTGAAGAGGTATTAGTTTTACGCAAAAAACTCAAGGAAGTAAAATGAGTTTCACATGGTCTTTCTCGTCTTACAAGCAGTACCTTAACTGCCCCAAGCAGTACCAAGAAATCAAGGTACTTAAGCGCTTCTATATTAAGCCGACCGCGCAGATGAACTACGGCAATGAGGTACACAAGGCTTGTGAAGATTATGTTGGTGAAGGCAAGCCCCTTGCCAAGAACTACCAGCAGTTCAAACCTGTGCTTGACACGCTCATGGAGATTGAGGGAACTAGGTATCCCGAGCAGAGGATGGCACTTGATGCTGAAGGTAAGGCATGCGAGTACGGCAAAGGCTACTGGGTGCGGGGCATCGTGGACTTGATGATTATCGACGGAGACACTGCGTTCATCGTTGACTACAAGACGGGAAGCAACAAGTATCCTGAGCCAAAACAGTTAAAGCTGATGGCGCTCATGGCGTTTGCTCACTACCCTGAGATCAACCGAATCAAAGCGGGTTTACTCTTCGTAGTGCATAACAGTTTCATGACTGAAGAATATTCTAGGGATGACATCACAGAACTATGGGATGCGTTTTACCCCGATTTGCGTAGAATAGAAGCATCGTATACAAACGATGTTTGGAACCCCAACCCAACACCCCTATGCGGCTGGTGTCCTGTGAACACTTGCCCCCATCACAAGGAAAGATAATGGCTTACGTTAATAAACCCCGCCCTTACGACAAAGAGTATCAACAACAGAAAGCCCGTGGCGAACATGAGCGTCGCATGGAGCGTCAGAAGGGGCGTCGTGCAATAGACAAAACAGGCTCAGACGCCAACGGCAATGGTAAGGCTGATAAGCGTGAAGGTAAGGATGTATCCCACGTTAAAGCCCTCGACAAAGGCGGCTCTAACAAGGATGGTCTGCGCATTCAAAGCGCGGCAAAGAACCGTTCATTCAAGCGTGACTCCAAAGGTAACTTGGTATCAGAGACTAGCAAGAAAGAACGTAAGAAGTAATCTCTACTGTTAGGCATGAGTGAGTAGGCTGGGGGGTGTCGTTGATCTTGCAGTTGCCCATCCCTTTTATAACCTTGTCAGTCAAGCGGTGCTCAGATCTCCCTCTCCTTTCTGCACGACAGGCTTGACCGACTAGCCCCCGTAAGGGGCTACGTTTTAACACAGTAAGGAATAGTATGAATGTAGTAGACGACACAGTTGTTCGGATGGTGATCCCATCTAGCGACTTACAGTTTCTTTTAGGACACATAGAGCGATGCGAAGTGCTCAAGGACGACGGCACAAACGCAGAAGTGGTGGTGTACTGGGGCGTACCCGAGATGCAACGCCTTGTACGCGTCTATGGAGATGCTCCTAACCCAATGCTCAAAGAGTACGACTGGCCGGGAATGTTTCAGCCGTTCGCTCACCAAAAAGTTACAGCATCATTCCTTGCCTTACGAGATCGCTGCTTCTGTTTTAATGAAGCTGGCACAGGCAAGACCTCCTCAGTCATTTGGGCGGCAGACTACCTCATGCAGTTGGGGATAGTCAAACGAGTCCTAGTCGTCTGTCCCCTGTCCATTATGTACTCCGCTTGGCAAGCAGATATCTTCAAGACCGCCATGCACAGAACGGTCGGCGTAGCTTATGGAGACGCATCCAAGCGCAAGAAGATCATTAACGGAGAGTACGAGTTTGTCGTCATCAACTTTGATGGGGTCAACATTGTTCAAGAAGATATTAGTAAAGTAGGGTTTGACCTTATTGTTATTGATGAAGCCAACGCATATAAAACAGTATCTACAAAACGTTGGAAGACCTTGGCTAAATTAATCACCCCTTCGACCCGCCTCTGGATGATGACAGGCACACCTGCCTCGCAGTCTCCACTGGATGCGTTTGGCTTGGCAAAGCTAGTCAACCCTGCTGGCGTACCCAAGTTCTTCACTGCTTGGCGTGATCGCGTGATGCAACCTATCAGCAAGTTCAAGTGGATACCCCGCGCTATTGCACAACAAGAAGTGTTCAGCGCCTTGCAACCTGCGATCCGCTTCGAGAAGGCAGACTGCCTTGACCTGCCTGAGTTGGTGTATCAGACCCGTGAAGTGCCACTGACGGCCCAGGTAAATAGATATTACCGTGAGTTAAAGAACCAACTGCTGATAGAAGCAGCGGGGGAACAGATCAGCGCTGTTAACGCGGCAGCCAAGCTGAGTAAGTTGTTGCAGTTATCGGGAGGAGCAATCTATACCGATGACAAGGAGGTGGTGGAGTTTGACGTGTCACCACGCCTGAATGCACTGATGGAGGTGTTGGAAGAGACCAAGCACAAGGTAGTCGTGTTTGTTCCGTTCCGCCACACCATCGTTTTAGTCGCACGTCATTTAAGTTCACAAGGAGTAGCCAATGAAGTTATCAACGGAGATGTGCCTGCAAGGGAACGGTCTGAGATCATCAACCGATTCCAAACACAAACTGACCCAAGAGTTTTAGTTATTCAACCACAGTCCGCATCGCATGGCGTCACGTTAACTGCCGCAGACACAGTCGTGTTTTGGTCTCCCGTTATGAGCGTTGAGACATACCTGCAATGCGTCGCCCGTATTGATCGAGTTGGTCAGAAAAACAGCATGACAGTTGTTCACCTGCAAGGCTCAGAAGCCGAACGCAAGGTCTATCAGATGTTGCAAGGCAAGGTCGATACGCACGAACGACTAGTCGATCTGTACAAAGAGGAGTTAGGGATATGAGTGAAACTACTGAGTTAAATCTCGATGAATTAGTAAAAATATACTTGACAATAAGAAATGAGCGTGAGAAACTCAAGTCTGGTTGGGAAGTAAAAGATGGTGAGCTAGAGCAGGAGATGAAACTGCTAGAGCAGTCCATGCTAACAGTCTGCAACGATACGAACGCAAGCAGTATCCGCACAGAAAGTGGCACAGTGATTCGGTCTCTCAAGGAACGATTCACTACAAATGACTGGGACAACTTCAAGAAGTTTGTTCTAGACAACGAGGCGATTGACTTGCTGGAGCGTCGTATCCATCAGGGCAATTTCAAAGAGTTCATGGCTGAGCACAAAGACGATGGTCTACCGCCCGGTGTGAATGTGATGAGGGAGTTCACGATTGTCGTGCGCAAACCCTCCAATTAAGTTCAATTTAGTAACAGGAAAATTATCATGAGTAACGATCTCGCAACAATGTTCAGCGGTGCATTAACCCCTATCGCTGGTTTGGATGAAGACACACTTGCCGTAGCAGGTGGCGCTCGCCAAGGTAGCAAACGCATTTCCATCAAGGGTGGCGTGTTCCGCAAGTATTCTGGCGGTAAAGAAATTGGCGCGATTGAAGACCGCCACATGAACGTGATCTTCGTCAAGATGGCTCACAAAGCCTCCCGCATGTTCTATGACGCAACGTATCAAGAAGGTCAGAAGGTCAGCCCTGTGTGCTGGTCTACTGACTCAGAGAAGCCCGATGCAGATGTCAAGACGCCCTGCGCTTCCGCATGTATTGACTGCGACAAGTCAGCCAAAGGCTCCGGTCAAGGCGGCATGGGTACAGCTTGCCGCTTGTCATGGCGTACAGCCGTGGTCTTGCCTAACGATCCATCAGGCGATGTGATGCAGTTGGTGTTGCCAGCTACTTCATCGTTCGGCAAGGAAGACAATGGTCGATTCCCATTCCGCCCGTACATTCAGCATTTGGCTTCACACAACGTAAGCGCTGGCCGGGTGATCACTAAGATGGCCTTCGATACAAAATCTCCTACGCCAAAGGTTGTGTTCTCACCAGCTGGTAAGGTTCCAGATGAGGACTTGCAGATCATTGCAAATCAAGCCAAGAGCCCAGCCGCAGAAGCCGCTATCAAGATGAACGTCTACCAAGCGGATAGCACAGGCGAGATTGAAGTGCCAAGCCACCGCAACGAAGTCGTTGAAGACGAAGCGCCTCCCGTCAAGGTCGAGTCTAAAAAAGCCGTTGCATCTGAAGAGAAAGACATCTCAGACGTGGTAAAAAAGTGGTCTAAGAAATAAGGAATAGGAATGTCACGGACATACAGCGAAGCTTTTTTGATTGAGTTGCACAAGGCTAACCCCAACAGGGCTGGCATTGCATTGGCACTCGCTTGCGTGAATGCAAATCTCCCCGCAAAGTACGTAGCTAACGCGTTAGAAGTAACTCGCATGACGGTCTTTAGTTGGTTCCGTGGCAAACCTTTGCGCCACAACAACCTTGTTAAGGTTGAGACACTGACTGACCTGATTGAGAGTGACACCGCCAAAGGTATTCTTCCAGCAAAGAACACTGCGGCGGCTAAAAATTACCTTGAAGATATGGTCGGGAGAAAATTTGACTAAATAAAAATCGGGGGGAAAGCCGTCAAAAGTTTTAAAGCTTGCGGACGAGCGGTTAGTACCCCCACCCATTCACCGAGCGGGCATAGTCCCGCTCTTTTCAACTCTGGCGAGACATGTTAAAACAATTCTACGAGAAAGCATTGCCTACGCAGGGTGTCTATTGCATAACAAGCATTGGGACTGACAAAAAAGTTTCAAACAAATTTGCCGAGACACTTGATGGCGTATTTGAACAAATTGAAAAGTTCAAATCAAAACAACTAAACACATTCGTTGCACTTGGGACATTCGACGGATATAGCAGGAAAGCAGATGATTGCCTCTTTGTGCGATCATTCTTCATTGACTTAGATGTCGGTGCAGAGAAAGACTATCAGACTAAAGGCGACGCACACACGGCGCTCTACAAACTAGTTGGGGAGACTGGGCTACCTGACCCAGTAGTGATTGACTCAGGTGGCGGGGTTCACGCCTACTGGATCATGGATGAGGACATCCCCAAAGATGAATGGAAGCTAGCCGCTGAGAAATTCAAAGCGCTATGCCTTCAGCATATATCTATTGACCCAGTGGTTACCGCAGATGCCGCACGTATCATGCGCGCACCTGAGACGTTCAATCACAAGTTTGATCCACCAGAGCCAACGTCAGTTGTCAGTGATGAGATTCACGTCTATAGCTGGAACGAGTTCAAAGACTTCCTTGGCGTTGCACCAGCAGCGCCCGTAGTTCAACAGACACAAGAAGAGATTGAAGCGGAAGATATTCTTGCAAGTATCCCCAAGGGTATCGATGAAGACACTAAAGCAATTCTTAAGCTAGACAACTTCGCAAAATCATTTGAGGTACTAGCACAAAAGAGTGTTGATGATGAAGGTGGTTGCGCACAGATTAAATTCATGTGCGACAACGCAAAGACCTTAGAAGAACCACTGTGGTTTGCAGGTTTATCCATCGCTAAGTTTTGTGATGATGGCAAGACCGCTATCCATGAGTTTTCCAACGAACACCCAAAGTACACCTATGAAGATACAGAAGATAAGGCCAGCCGCTTTCCTGCTCCGAGAACCTGTGAGTGGTTCATCGATAACTACCCAAGCCGTTGCGACGGATGTCAGCACAGAGGAAAGATTACAACTCCAATTCAACTCGCAAGAGTCTTTAAACCAGCCCCTGCGCCAAATAAAGAGGACGCAGTTTGGGAAGTCCCGAATACCCAAAAAGTTCCTGATTTCCCCGACTTCATGACGCCATTTGTGCGTGGACAGAATGGCGGTATATATTTTGTTCCAGCACCTAAGACAGACAAGCAAGGCAAGAAACATCAAGATGATCCTATCTTGATCTTGGCGCACGACTTGTTTCCCATTAAACGCATGGTAAGCCCGCACGATGGCGAGTGCTTGCAGATGCGTACGATTCTTCCGTTTGACGGGGAACGCGAATTCCTCCTGCCCATGAAGCAGGTGTACGCCAAAGAAGCGCTCAAGGCAATCATGTCCAGCAATGGAGTTTTCTTTGCTTCACACCACGACCAACACCTTATGAACTACATCATCAAATGGGGACAGTATCTTCAGACAACTGACAAGGCGCTACAGATGCGTATGCAGATGGGTTGGACACAAGACCGCACAGACAAGGAGTGGGACAACAGAAGCTTTGTCATAGGTAGAAAAGAAATCACCCGCACTGGCGAAACTATTGAAGCCCCGTCGTCTCCATTCGTTCGTGGTCTATCACGCCACATTACGCAGAACGGGACCTTTGAGCGTTGGCGTGAGTCAATTGATTATCTAAACAAGCCTCAGTTTGAGTTGCATGCTTTTGCCGCAATGAGCGGCTTTGGTTCTCCCCTGATGTGCTACACGTCTACATCTGGCGTGGTGATGAGCTTGACTGGCAAGTCAGGCAATGCCAAGACAGGTGCGATGTATGCAGGGCTTAGCGTGTTTGGACATCCAAAAGATTTGAGCGTAGTAAAGGCTACCGACAACGGCTTGACTGGTCGTTACCTTGGTCTGCACAGCCTTATGTTTGGATTGGATGAAGTGGGTGACATGAAGGCAGAGGAGATTGGCGGTTTGATTCACAACGTGTCTCACGGTAAAGCCAAGATTCGTATGCAGGGCTCAGTCAATGCTGAGCGGGAGTACGAGATGTCTGCATCAATGACTGCGGTATTGACATCTAATCACGGTTTATACGGCAAGTTAGAAGCCCTCAAAATGAATCCCGACGGAGAAGCAGCACGTCTGATTGAGTTTGAAGTCTTCCGTCCAAGCGTATTGAACCACGACGCCAAGCTTGGCGAA